TTCCTTTCCAAGTGGAGTGTAAGAACCTAGCAAAGATTGCTGTATATAACTACTACGAACAAGCTAAAGAACATGGATACCATCAACCGGTAGTGTTCATTAAGCAGAATCAAAGTAGACCACTAGCAATCATTGATGCAGAATACTTCTTTAAGATGGTGAGCAAATGAGTTGTTCGAATCATGATTATGAATCAACTATAAGAGAACTTGAGAGTGACATCTATGATCGTGAATGCGAACTAGAGACTCTCGAATTAGAACATAGGATGATGAGAGCAAGGATGGAACGACTCGAAGCAGAGAACCTAGAACTACAAAAGCAAGTAGATGCACTATTACTTGTCGCTGAAGTTAAGGAACGAAAAAGACTTGAAGTAATTCAAGATGTTTGGAAACATACAATGGAGAAAACATGACACAAGATAATTATAGTTTTCAATTTAAAGATGAGCATAGAAACATTAATCATAGCTTTACTTTTGATTCAGGTGTACATCATTACGAAGTCTATCGTGAGTTAGTAAGTTTCTTAAGTGTAGTCTACGGCTATGACTTACATGCGGAGTATACAGATTGAAAATACTACTACTCGATATTGAATCCAGTCCAAACGTAGCACACGTGTGGGGAATCTGGCAGCAAAACGTAGGTATCAATCAGTTAATGGAGTCTTCGTATGTACTATGTTGGGCAGCTAAGTGGCTAGGAGAAGACGAGATTATGTTTGATTCTGTTCATGTATCTAAACCTAAGAAGATGCTGAAAAGAATTCATGACTTGATCTCAGAAGCTGACGCAGTTATTCACTACAACGGTACTAAGTTTGATATGCCGACATTGAATAAAGAGTTCTTGTTACATGAAATGAATCCTCCTGCTCCTTACAAGCAGATTGATTTACTCAGACAAGTACGCAGTCAGTTTAGATTCCCTAGCAACAAGCTAGATTATGTGGCACAGCGACTAGGGTTGGGTAGCAAGACTGCTCACGAAGGTCATGAGCTTTGGGTTAAATGTATGAACAAAGATAAAGATGCTTGGTTCAGAATGGAGGAGTATAATAAACAAGATGTCATACTATTGGAAAAACTTTATCACAGATTGTTACCTTGGATTAAGAACCATCCGAACCACAATCATCATGCCGACGGTCAGGTTTGTCCGAGCTGTGGTGGTACTCACCTACAAAAGCGTGGTATTTCTGTTACAACTACCAGTACTTATCAGAGATATCAATGCAGAGCGTGTGGCTCATGGAGTCAGGGAACGAAACAAGCGAAAGCATCAGTAGGAGTTAAGCCGTTATGAGTGGAGATCACAACATGAATCAAATTAAAGAAGGGTATAGACACTATGATAGTCCTGTAGCTATGCCTGATTTAGGTTCACCTAGGGAGTTTACTCTTGATGAATATTTTAGTGGGTTACAGAAGCTGATGGACGATGAGGACATACCTGTTCAGAGTACTCAGATAGGTGGTAGTCATTATCAACGTGCTATCCAACCGTGGGATATTATTCATGAATGGGAGCTTGACTATTGGGAAGGAAATGTGGTAAAATATATACTACGTTGGAAACATAAAGACGGAGTACAAGATTTAAAGAAGGCGAAACATTATTTAGAATATCTAATTGAAAGGGAATTAAATGACAACTAAGAAACAAACAATTAACTTTAGCAAGTTCTTTCCGGAGGACAATGCATTCGTATCATTATCAGGGATGTTCAATCCAAATGCAAAAGACTTCTTGGATGAAGAGTTTGATTTAGATCTTACGATTCAATCAGCAGGTGGACGATTCATTAACTTGTATTCATGGCTAGACACTAACGAGTCTACGTTGAAACAGATGAAAGCAATTCACGAAGCTACAGGTAAAGCAATCGAGTTCTACGAAGCAGCAAAACAAGCTAAGAAAGAAAAGAAAGCTAAGCCGATTGACTTTGCACCTAAGCGTGTCTTGAAAACACGTAAGTAAACTATGTATCCGTTGACGCTACAAGAATTACAAGAGAGGCTGAAACGGCTCGATGAACTATCTCTTCTAGAGTTATTAGATATAACTTCAGAGGAGATAGTCGAGATGTTTGTAGACCGTATTGAAAATAACTATGACCAACTGATGAATGAAGTTGATTATGATGGAGAAGAAGAAAACGATGAGTAAATATGAACTAACACCTTACAATACCTTCATCGCTAAGAGCAGATACAGTCGCTACTTAGATGACAAGGGTAGACGTGAGCATTGGAATGAAACAGTAGCACGTTACTTTGATTTCATGACTAAGAATCTTAAGGAGAAGAACGGTTATACATTGACTCCTGAGTTACGTGCAGAGTTGGAAACAGCAGTAGTTAACTTAGATGTAGTACCTAGCATGCGAGCTGTAATGACTGCAGGTGCAGCGTTAGAACGTCAGAACGTAGCTGCATTCAATTGTTCATACCTTCCTATCGATGACCCTAAAGCATTCGATGAAGCTATGTACATCTTGTTATGTGGTACAGGGGTAGGATTCTCAGTGGAGCAGAAGTATGTTAAGCAGTTACCTGAAGTGCCTGAGCAGTTGTTTGATAGTCAGACTACTATTTCTGTTTCGGATTCTAAAGAAGGTTGGGCTAAATCGCTTCGACAACTCTTGGCTTTATTGTACTCTGGCGAGATTCCAAAGTTTGACTTATCCAAAGTACGTCCTGCAGGAGCAAGACTTAAGACTTTCGGTGGAAGAGCAAGCGGTGCAAAACCGTTGGAAGACTTGTTTAAGTTCACTATTACCAAGTTCAAAGGATCAACTGGTCGTCGTCTTAGTTCCCTTGAATGTCATGATCTTCTCTGCAAGATCGGGGAAGTTGTGGTTGTGGGTGGAGTCCGAAGATCAGCAATGATTAGCTTGTCTGACTTGTCTGATGATAAGATGGCACACGCTAAAGCAGGAGCATGGTGGGATGGTAACGGTCAACGTGCATTAGCTAATAACTCAGCTACGTATGAAGAGCGTCCGGGCATTGGTCAGTTCATGCGTGAGTGGACTAGTATTTATGAATCACATAGTGGTGAGAGAGGAATATTTAATCGTGATGCATCGCAGAAACAAGCTGCAAAGAACGGCAGAAGAGACAGTACTTACGAGTTTGGTACGAATCCTTGCTCTGAGATCATTCTTCGCCCTTATCAGTTCTGTAATCTATCCTCTTGCATTGTTCGTAGTGATGATACTTTGGATTCTTTGGAGCGTAAGATTAGGTTGGCTACGATTCTTGGGACATTCCAAGCTACGTTAACTAACTTCCCTTACCTACGTAAGATTTGGCAGAAGAACACAGAAGAAGAAGCACTACTAGGCGTATCAATGACAGGTATCCTAGACAATGCTTTGTTGAATAACCCTGATGATTTAGAGTTACCTAAACGATTGGAGAAACTAAGAGATGTGGCTGTCGAAACAAACGCTGAATTTGCTGCAGCTGTTGGTATTAATCAGTCTGTTGCTGTTACTGCTGTTAAACCTGAAGGGACAGTTTCTCAGCTATGCTCAACTGCAAGTGGTATCCATCCTCAGCATTCTCAGTTTTATATCAGACGTGTTAGGGCGGACAACAAAGATCCTTTAACTCAGTTCATGATTCAAGCAGGGTTTGTAGCTGAACCTTGTGTGATGAAGCCTGATAGTACTACAGTGTTTAGCTTCCCAGTTAAGGTAGCTGATGGTGCATTACTACGTGAGGACTTGTCTGCTATTAAGCACTTGAAGTTATGGTTGTTGTTCCAACGTCATTACTGTGAACACAAGCCGTCAGTAACTATCAGTGTGAAAGAGAACGAGTGGATGGAAGTAGGAGCTTGGGTGTACGAGCACTTTGATGAGGTAACTGGTGTATCATTTCTACCGATGGATGGTGGAACATACAAGCAAGCACCTTATGAAGAGTGTACTGAAGAGCAATACAATCAGTTGCGTATGTTAGTACCTGATTCTGTTGATTGGGATAACTTTAAGGAGTATGACGATAACGTAGAAGGTGCTCAGACGTTAAGCTGTACTGCAGGAGGGTGTGAAATATGAACGTAGAACTAAGTGTAATTAAAGGGTTTGGTGTTGGTGTAGAGTACGTCAACGGTGATGATGTAGGAGAGGATGATGTTTCAGTCTATATAGTAATTGACTTAGGTTTCATCCGTCTCTTGTTTACAACTTATAAAGCAGTAGTTTAACTAAAAGGACGTGTACCTGTTTTATCAATAATTAGTGCTTGTTTTCTTGGGCTTGCTTTAGGATCATTAGTAACGCTAATGTGAGTCCAAGATCCAAACTCTTCAATGATTTGATCGAACGGTACACCCTTAACCTGACAAGCTAGTACAACTTCTCTAGGTGTCATCCCCGGCACTCTAATATCAGCAGCACATCCTACTCTGTGTTGACTAGTATCCTTAGATCCTACAGCGTCATTAACAGCTTTGCTTCTGAACGCAGAGTTAATCATAATAGGTTGACCTACTACAGCTCTAACAATCTCAAGCAATGCAGCGAGTCTACTTAGGTTATGAATCTCTTGGTCATTAGGAGTATTGTCTAATCCCTTACGCTCAGCAATCTCTGAGTGAGTTAGTTCTTCTAGTGTGAAGTGAACTGATACCGGAGTAGATGTCATTCTTCAATTCTTCCTGCTCTTAAAGGTTTAATCTTCTTAGCTACACCAAGCTTCTCTTCTAAGATAGCAATATGTAATCTGTTCTCAGCGATAGCATCTCTATTCTTTTGAATCTCAATACCTAAGTCTTGTCTTAGTTTCTCACGAGCTAACTCAGCACCTGTATTAGATGCTTGTTTGTTATCGCTAGTAACTACCAATGATACTTTACTATTAAGGATAGTTACATCATGTTGAATAGCACTTAGTGCAGAGACAAGATAGCCTGTACATCCGATGAGTAGTGGAAGAAGTGCAAAGAGCATCTTCTCAATAAACGCTCCTTTAGCTGATTCTTTAGTTTCTTCTGCCATGTTACTTACCTTTCTTCATATCAATAATCTTTTCTAGGGTACGACCACCAAAGTAGAATGACATAATCAACATACCCCATTGACCTAGTAACTGTACATAAGCTTCGTTAGCATCCATACCAAAGGCAGACATAAAAGCAAATACAAAGTAACCTGCTAGTATAGCTACTAATGTCATAGGTCTAATGTTCTTAGACAACCATGAATCACTAGACATATCAGCTTTAAGTCTGTCAGTTAACTCATGCTGTTCAGATACGTCAGCATTGATCTGTGCGAGTTCACCTGATTGTTGTAGCTCTAATAGCTTTAACTTAGCTTGCTCTGCTTGTGCAGGATCAGGAAATACTTTATCAAGTACTTTAGATCCAATGCTTAGTATTGCGTCTAATGGTAGTATCATTGCTTTTTCTTCCTTGATTCTCTAGCTTCTTTGTCCCATTGATTAACTTGTACTAAGTACTCATCCAATGTCTTTAATAACTGCTTCTGCTGGTCTGTTCTTTCGTTAGCAGTAGCTGCATAGATTTGTTTCTTAGCGTCGTCCAAGTCTTTCTTAATCATTACCCAGTTCTTAGAACTTACTTCAGCCGGATCAAACTTAACTTGTCTTACACCTGTAAGTGTTTGTAGTCCACGTTCTTCTTCTGGTGCATCTGTACGTGATTCACGTAAGTTACCGAAGATACTTGGAGTTGTAGTAATCTTACCTGTTACTTCATCCTTAGTACGTGTACCAAAGATACCGTTAGGGTTTAATCTATCTACTTCGTTAGCCAAGATAAAGTTAGATATTGTATGAGCTGTCTTCGCTCCAATCTTCATACCTAAGAAGTCTACTTCTTGTCCTTCAAACTCTCGGATGTTCTTCTTACGGAAGAAGTCATAGTTAAGTAATAACTGCACTGGTTCTTTGAACACAGGGTTTAATGATCCTGTAGCTGTTGAAGCAGCTGAAGATATCTTACCCTTTTCAAGAGGACTAGCAGGTCTATTACCTGTATTGAATGCGTTAGTCAATAAGTTCAAGTCAGCGAATGGTAGAATACCTGACAAAGGAATAGCAGTTGACTTACCAGTAACAGGATTACTGATATAGATAGGCATCTGATCCTTCACATAATCAGGTACATCGTATTCACTAGGCTTTTCTACACCGGCTTCTACGTTCTGTTTGAATAGATTAATCTTATTTATCTTCTCAGGCGTAGTAACTAGAGCTTCTAACTGTAGAGGAATGTTCTTACGTGACCATGTATAGAAAGGCATTGCTCTCTTCATGACGTTCTGCTCAAAAGGACTGAGTGAACCATAGTCAAACAAGTACTTCTGTACTGCCTTACCTGCGTCCTCGTATGATGCACCTTTCTTAACACGATCTAAGAACAAAGCAACACGTGCGTTGTCTTCAATAGCAGAACCTACAGCAAAGCCGCCTTTGAGTAGAGGATTATCTGTACCTACAGTCTTACCTGAGATCTGTTTTAAAGACTCTGTAGCTGCACGTAAGTTGTTAAATGACAATGGTTGATTGATACCTAAGCGACTCTCAATAACTTGTGCAACGTCTGCACCGTATTGACCTTCACCGATCACACCACGATTAGCCATCTCTTCATAGATTTCTTTAACTGGCTTACCGTAGATAGTACCATCTAGATTGTTCTGTGCAATCTTATACTGCATTACTGCAGCGTCTTTGTATCTAATTGGATTATCGACACCAGCTAGGTAGTTATTCCATAAGTTACCCATAGCGTTCTTTGTGTGATACGATGGACGTACACCTAAAGACCACATCTTCCACCAGTTAGTAGTACCATCAACAACCTTTAAGAACTTGTTAATAGCTTGGTCGTTAGTAGCGATACCGTGGATACGAACAATACGACTCTTCACTTCAGGAGGAAACTTAACACCCGGAATCTCAGGAATACTTACGTAGTTCTTAGGTGCAGTTGCAGCGTCAACACCGAACTCTCTTGATACATCATCAAGAATCTTCTTACCTGCAATAGCATTAGCTGCTTTGAATTCATAGATACCTTGTACTACAGCAGGATCGTTTCTGAACTTAATAGCATCATCACCGTACAAAGCTTTTGACTGAATGTTCTGTACTGTATCATCGATCTCACGAGTTAAAGCTTGAGTAGTCTTAGCAGATGGACGAGAAGAAATAGTCAACGCTTGATTATTAAGAATGTCATCTAACTCTTTAGATCTGATGTGAGGGAAGTATGTCTCGCCTAAGTCACCAATCTTAATACCAGCAGCTTGCTGTTTTTCAAGTAATGTCTTGTACTTGTTAACAATGTTCTGCTCTAATGCACCGATAGCATCATCACCGATCTGACCAATTTCAATATCATTAACAATCTTAGCTTTCAAATCATTAACAGATATTCCTGTCTGTTTAGACAATACTTTAATCTCATTGTTCAAAGCTTTAGCGTCACGAATACCTTCGTTAACAGCTTTATCTCTAGCGAAACGGAAGTTAGCATAGAGTTCATCAGCCTTGTCAATGTTCTTAGAACGTAGCATGAATGCTTTATACAGTTCATTGTCAGCAAGCTTACCCGGCACTGATACAGCACCTGCGATAGGCTTGATTACAGTTTCTTTGAGTGCTTGGAAAGGAGCACCAAGAGCTGCCTTATCAACCACAACATCACCAGCAAAGCCAGCAATAGAAGCTAGGATAGGATTCTTTTCTCGGAACTCTTGAGGTAAAGCTTCTAGTATTCCTGTCTTAGTCTCACCCTTTAAACCTTTAAGAGCAGCTTCTTTTATACGCTTTTCTGACTCAGGAGTCATAGCTTGCATAGTCTTGTTAAGCATACCAAAAGGAGTAGACATATCTACTGGAGGTTGCTCACGTTCAATCTGACGCATCTCTTTAGCACCGCCTAAAACAGCTTGACTTGGACGATTAATATAATCTAAAGCGTCCAACAAGAAGTTACCAGTAGCTGCTGCTCCTTGTTGAATAGGTTCTGGTAATGCTCCGTACAAGTTACTTGCAGCATTAAGAACTTTACCACCTACGTCTTTAACTACTTGCGGAGTAGCTGCTGATATCTTCTCACCTGCTTGTCTATATGTTTCAATAGCAGGTACTTCAGCAGGTGCTGAAGGAGTAGCTGGTGCAGGAGCTTTCTCACCTAAGTGAGCAAGTATCTTTGA